GGAGCCCAGGTCTCCTAGTGCAACCACCCTGAGCCTTTAACCTTACGTTACGGAGTCTGTATGCCCCATTACGATAGGCTTCAGCATCAACTCTAGATGACAAAAGAGGGGATAGCTCCCCTGATGAAAAATTTGTAGTAAATTGTCTTAAAAGTGCCATTCATTCAAGTTCCTGTAGTCCCTTCAATCTTGGTAAAGATTCCAGAACCTAATCGTATTCTATGGTATCTGCTTAATGCTACTTGCTGAGTTGTAACTTGTTGTGCATCTCTTGCTTTGGCTCTCCTAAATTGTACGTCTGATAACTGACTATATGATCGTGCAATATCTGCTTTTCGTGTAACAGATAAAGCCAAAATTGATGCAAGACGATATATAACCCATAAGGTAAAAGCTGGGGGCCAATATTGTGTATCAACCCTAAATATATAATTGAGAACTACTCTGTCATTCTCATTAGCATTTAAATATATGTACTTTTCATATATATCATATTGCTGAACAGCATCTTCTATAGTTACAGTCTGAACTTGTATAACTGCTGGTTCTGTGGGCATTGCATAAGCAGCGTCCCAACGATCCACTGGCACATCAGCTAATCTTGATAATTGTATCTGACCAGTTGCAAAGTTCCAATTATTTTGAGCAAGACAATCTTCGACTATATCCTCATAACTTGTGTTCATTACCAAAGCTTCATCTGTGGCTTCAGTAAATGAGGACAAAGGCTCCATACCTACCAAAACCATAGCTCTTTGTGCAACCTCAATATCGGTCTTGGCTGTATTTGGCATTATGCGTAAGCCTTTTTACCCTTGTTCTTGTTACCCATTTTTTTATTATTGCGACCTATTTTATCATTATATTTAGCCATCGCAGTTAAGCCTTCTTTTGTATATGGAAATTCCTTACCATCTTTAGCCTTTGGCATTAACTCTACCTCCTAGTTTTACTTTTGATCCGAATGTTACTGAGTAACCACTAGATGAGGAAGTAGCCTTTACAGCTACCTCCTTCTTTTTTGTTGTTGGCTTTTTAGCCATTAGTCACTATCCGAAGCACTTAGTGTCGTGATATTATTCACGTCCACTGTCGACCCATCATTAGCACTAACGACAAACATACCATAGACTGGTGTGCCACCAGTGGCTGTGTTAGCAAAAATTACATCGCCAAGATTCATCTCTTTAGCCATGTCATTAAAGTAACCAGCACCATCTATGACTGTACTTGCGTCAGTTGATGTGTAATGCCAGATATGAAACCCATTTCCACCATAGGAAACTAAACTTAAATTTGATTGTACAAATGCCATGTCTACCTCCTAATTCTTAAGTTCCATTTCAAATACACCTTCCTCATCGATCAAGACTGCGTTCTGTTGCATTTTGTTTAATACAAAGTAACTGTCCTTATCGTTGTGATATTGCATATTTGAACTGATGTCCGTACCGATTGCATGAGCAACGGCATCTCTATGATAGGCAAAACACTCTTTATGTGTTGTCCCAGCAGCTCCTGATCCATTTAATCCAGTTAGACCACCATGGGCGAACCACATGAAACCTAACCATCTCTTGGCAGTTACTCCAGTTGGAAAAGGTAAGTCATTTTCCCCAACATATTCTGCTCTTGAGAATTGATCGATAGCCATTAACTGCGACCATTGCTCCCAACCAACAACACAGTATCTCTGACCATCATCAGGTACTTCGTTGTTACCAAACTTTTCCATAAGCTCTAAAGCCCAGGCTAAAGTTATGCCGTTAGATGTTTCATCATGTGCGGAACTGGTAGTTGTCATCTGAGCTAAAATTAGATCATCTGTTTTTCTACCTAGTGCATATGCACCTGATTGTTGAGCAACTTGCATCTCATCATGGTTGATTCTTAACTGGTCTAGATCATCGACCCATTCTCCAGCAAAATAATCCTCAACTGTGACTGAGACATTTGTATGTGCAAGGTTCATTGGTGCAATATTACCATGCCTCGCCTTTGTAGTAGCAAAACCTTTACCGATTTTTTGGAATGTTGTTTTGTTCTTAACACCATTTCTAGTACGAACAGTATTCCTAAGTTTAGAACCCATTCGCTGATAAGCAACATGAACGCCAGACTCAAATTCTTCAATAAAGGAAGTGCTTATGGTTGATACAGCCATTAAAGCCTCCGTTAAAGGTTAAAATTATACTATTCTGGTTATTCGCTTCACTACTACGTTGAAGTTATTCCATTTCTGGGCTTCTAAGTAATTCTACGAGCCTTCTAGTAATTTCAATCTTTCAGAATTGTAAGGCTTTGTTAATTCACATTACTATGATGCACGTCGCCTAGCTAACTGATCTGCCATAGCCCTTACTTTGGCAATGTGATTTGGGTCACCACCATTTTGCCAATATTTAGGATCTCTTTGAGCAGCCATCAAATCTTCTTTAGTGACAGTTTCCTGAAACTCAGTTGCAGATGTCATGTTAAATTTTGGTTGACCATTCAATTCCATGATGGATTCGAAGAACTTAACCATATTAGCTGATGCTGGTATCTCTGCAAATGTATTATAATCAGCCTCTTGCAATACAGAATTAGCCCACGCATCTACTCTTTCAAGTCGTCTATCTGCGTGTTCTCCCAAAGCTTCACTTTCCACGTTCCAATCAGGTCCAGATGTTTGTTGTACTGCCATGTACTCAGTTACAAAATCATTAAACTCTGGTTGGCTTAGTGCCATATCATGTGCTTTGTCTCTAAACCAGTTAAGCATATGGTCATCTTCAGCTACCTCTAGTTTATTACCATCTTCGTCTTGCATTTCAACTTTGTAATCTGCTGGACTAATAGGTACTTCTCTAGATGCATCATTATTTAATTCTTGAATAACTTCTTCTTTAATTTCATCACGGCGTGTATGAAACTTTCTTTCCAAGTTTTCATAAGATGTTTTAAGTTGCTCAGGCGTTTCAAACTTTTCTGGTAACCAGTCAGGTCTCTGGACTTGATCTTGTTCGACTTCATTTTGTTCTCCTGTGTCGTGTGCAATGGTGCTTTTGACTTCCGTATCGGTGCTTTCATTGCTTTCTGTAGTTTCTTGTTCATTAGACATATTTACTCCTTTTTAACAGTCCCACTTTCTTAATGCTTTATTGATACGGCTATTAGGATCATTAGCCGTTTTCTTACTTGTTAGTTTTTTCTTCATACCCATCATTCTCTTGCAGAAACTTCTTCGTCTTGCAGCTTTTTTAGGGCTTTTCTTTGCAGCTTTTGCAGAAACTGGAGGTTTGATATTCTTCCTTTGACGACGTAGACTTGCTCTGCCTTTGGCATTGAGTCCACCACTTGGGTTTTTTCCTTCTTTTCTCTGCCATGCTGGTGATGCCATCTAAGCCTCCGTTTTGGCATAAGTTGGTTTCTTGCCACCACCACTAGGATTAGTAGCTCTCTTTCTATTTGATGCTTGTCTTTTTTGTTTAACACTCATACGACTTGCTTTTGATGATGGAACGCATTTAGGATAACCTCGACCATCTCCCATCTTTCTTCCACAAGCTGGGTGCTTACCATCTTTCTTAGTGGATATATCAACCCACTTTTCATTAAACCACTTAGTTAAACTCATGCCGACCTATACTTGCCACCCATTTTCTTATACTGAGTAACTAATTGCCCTGAGGCATACGCTGAGGGCCATTTCTTCACCCTAGCCTTAACTATGGCTTTGGCTCTTGCATATAAACTTGGATTTGTTGGTTTACTCGCCATTTTTTCTACCCATTTCTGTTCTGTGTTTAATTAGTGCTACGACCCATCTTTGACCTTCAAAGTGAGCAAGGTGTTCAATTCCCAATCCCGAACTGTGAATGTTATTTGTTGTAATATTTTCCAAATACTGAATGAACAATTTGCCAATCCCCGAACCAAAAAGAGCATAGGCTTTATTATTAAGATCAGCTTCAACTTCAGTAGTGTATGAACGACCATCAATCGAGGCATTTGCTTTCTCCTTTGTCATTGACCCATTCCTTGCTGTTGCATTAACTGCATAGCCATATCGATGTTGCCTTGTACTTCTTGTCTACTGGCAAGTAATTCTTCTTTGATACCAAACTTAGATGCTAGATATTTAATAACCTTTTCCTGATTATATAATGCTGGAGTAATCTCTGGTCCGAATGTACCAGCGACTGTCTGCTGAAATCTTACAAAATCTGCTACGTCTTGTTGATCTTGAGCCCTTAATAACGGAGATACAGGAACAATCCTTATTTCTCTGCCGTCAACTTTTGGTATATCCAAGATGCCTTGTTCAGAGTAGATTGCCACAATCCTTTCAACCAATGGGTGCAAGAACTCTTTTTGCATACGCCCTGCGACTGCTCCCATATCTCTTGCCACGTCAGCCAACCTTTCTGAAACTTCTGTTGCTGACAATGGTGTTTTCGCATTTGCTCTTGAATCGAGTTCATCAATATACAAAGCCTTCCTGACATTTCTTCTCATATCCTCCAAGATTAATTGTCCAACATCAAAACGTGCTGGACTTTGTAATGATTCTAAAGAACTCCCAGGACTCCTAGGAATAAAAGTTCCAGGCTGAATAGTAATATTATCAGGATTAAATACCCCATCATCGTCATAAACATATGCACCACCTATCGCCATTTCAGCATTTTCAAGTATAAGCTGCACAGTAAGATTTAAAGTTTTAATCGCTGGCATAGCTTGTAAAATTGGACCTCTGCCCCAAACCTCCATACCTGATTTAGACCAACGTGTGGTTAGCCAAGGTAGTGATCCACGACCAATAAGTTTTTTCTTATATAAAATATGTTTATCGGTTTCTGATATAAGATAGTAAGTATATTCATCTTTGAACTGATCGTCACTATCGTACATGGTAGCTTCAATAATTCTAGTCTTACGTCTGGGATCACGTTTCTGAGCTGTTTCCATTTCTTTGCTATACTCAGCCATTGGATATCTATGTTTGACATCAGTTATGTCACAATCATAATTCCATCTAAACCAGTCTGTAACCTGATCCATTGCTCCAGATAACAAGGCAACATTAGAAGGAGGTACGGTAGTAAAATGGAGATCACCAACAAAACGTCCAGACTCGACAATCATATTCATCGTGCCTATACCCAAATCTTGTAATCCTTCATGGAACTCTGAGTTAAAGTTACTATTGCGTAATCCCTCATGTAGTAACTCTGTAATATCGTCAAGTTCCTTTAGAAGCTGAGTAGAGATCATATCAGAGGGGTATTCAGGACCTGGGGCTAGTTTAAAAGCACGACCATTTGGAGGAAAAAAGCCAAGCTGAAGTCTTGATGCAAATCTAGGGAGACCAGTTACTGCCGTTTCGTCATATATATTTTCTGTACGTCTTTGACCAGCAAATTCTCCAAAGAAGCTTTCTCTGTGTGGCAAAACGTAATCATAAATTTCTTCCCATATATCAGACCAATTTTGCCATCTACCTTTGGCTTTCTTGTATCTGTTCATTACCTTTTGATATTCTGCACGATCTCCTGACTGAGCAGATGGGGTAGGACTTGCGTCACCACCTGAATCACTACGCATTGTAGTCGCCTCCCATCATTTTACGTCTATATCCAGTAAAATCTTCTAATTCACCACTTTGTAAAGATTTACTGCCTATTTTATTAGATGCCGTCTTTCTTATACGTTCTGTACGTTGAAACTCTTGTCTTTCAGCTTCTTCTTTATTAATACGTTCTTGTTCAGCTTTCTTGGCTTGTAATTCTGGATCAGGTGCGACTTTAGGTGTTTTGAGAAGACTACCCATGTGATGACTCCAATAAATCTTTTGCTTCAAAAATGATTGAACCTTTTCGTTTAAGCAATTCACAATACAATTGATAAGGTGTCCATATCCAAAACTTTCGGACATTACATAGATGCTTGATAAAGCTTACACAGTAAAATAGTCTTGGAATGTAAATAGGGTGGTCTTTTACGTCTATTTCAACGCAAGTATTACACATATGCATATTTAATACTAATTCTGTGGCTTTTTCACCCTTTAATGTCTGAAAATCAAAGCCATTAGTCGTTATTTCTACTTTTTTCCATATATCTAGCTCAGGATCGTAGTTAACTGCGTAAACATGAGTAAAGCCAACACGGTTTTTTGTAAATAGTTTCCAAAGACCTATATTTTTACTATCACAGAAGCATATTATCCATTTCATATGGCTCTTTGCCTTCCCATACGACCATTTCTCCGTCTTAAACGTGCAAATGGATTGCTTACCCTCTCAACAGTAGTGGGGGAAGTGGGTGTTTTTGGTCCAAGTACGACTTTTCTGCCTTCTCCACCACCTAAAAACGCATATTGCAACGCATCATGGCAATGAGAAAATCTGTTTTTATCAGGTTTTTCCTCAAATCTCTCATTACCCATGTAATACATACGTTTATATTGATAACCACCTTCAAATCCCGAAATGAGATTTGTGCAAGTAGGACTGACAGTAATACAAGGTAAACCATCTGCCATTCTGTTAATTACAGACTCTACAGCTTCTACTCTAACAGATATGTCATTTGTTGGGGCTGGGTAAGCAGAAATTCCAGCAGCTCTTAACATCATAAATGGAGTATGCTCTGATACCTGTGCCATCTGATTGCCCGCTGGATCACCAATAAACTTGAATGTTAAATTATCCCATTTGTTTTTTGAAATTTCTCTTTTTAATATTTCAGCAAACCTGATTGCTCCCATGTCTTTACCAATTATCTCATGGAAAACTATCCATCTTCCAGAGTGTAATTGCTGACAAAAGACTGCCGAGGGGGAACGACCAAAGTCAATGCCAACAATTACATCGTTTTGATCTGAAGGAAATAATGGATCTT